CGTCCACCCGCCCAAAGACAGCATCGTCTTGAAGGCTAATTACGACATCAATCCGCATTTTGCCGACACGCCGCTACTGGCCGACATGCTCGAATGCAAAGAGCGGGACGAAGACCTTTACCGTCATATTTGGCTGGGCGATCCGGTGGCCGACAGCGAACTGGCGATTATCAAGCCAAGCTGGATTGAAGCCGCTATTGATGCGCATGAAAAACTGGGCTTCTCAGCCGCAGGCCGGCGCATCCTCGGGTTTGACGTGGCCGATGAAGGCGATGATGCCAACGCCACCGTATTGCGACACGGCTCGGTCGTAACCGACATGCAGCAATGGCGCGGGCAGGATGTGATTTACTCCGCCGACAAGGTTTACCTGTACGCCCAAGAGCAGAATATTGACCGCATTGTGTATGACAACATCGGCGTAGGCGCTGGTGTGAAGGCGCAGTTCCGGCGTAAGAACGGCAAGGTGCAGACGCTCGGCTTTAATGCCGGCGGCGCAGTGTATAAACCCGATGCCAAGTACACCGACGACAAGAGAAACCGCGACATGTTCGCCAACATCAAGGCGCAAGCATGGTGGATGGTGCGCGACCGCTTCTACAAGACGTGGCGCGCCGTGCATCACGGGGATAGTTACCCCGAAGACCAACTTATCAGCCTTTCAAGCAGCCTGCACGAGTTGGAATACCTGACTGCCGAATTGAGCCGCCCGCAAGTGGATTACGACCAAAACGGGCGTGTGAAGGCAGAGAGCAAGAAAGACATGAAAAAGCGCGGTATCCCCAGCCCGAACCGGGCGGATGCGCTGGTCATGGCCTTCGCCCCTGTACAAGGCGGACTGAACATCAACCCCAAGATATTGAGCGGACTATGAGTAAGAAAAAGAACAAGCCAAACGCCAAGGCCATGCGCCGTGCGTTGCAAAGGCTACCTGAAAACCAGCCTGCATCATACAGCTTGGATTTCCCAGCCCTGCCGGGCGGCGTGAAGCCAAACGGCCTGGCGATGGACAGCAGCCCCTTAGGAAACTTCGGGGCTGATTGTTTTTTCGGCACCGGATTTATCGGTTATCCGCGCTTGGCCGAATTGGCGCAGATTTCCGAATACCGCAGCGTGAGTGAAACCATCGCCAATGAAATGACCCGCCAATGGATAGAAATCAAATCCGTAGGCGAAGAAGACAACAGCGAGGCCATCAAACAGATTGAGGAATGCTACGAACGGCTGAACGTGCGCGATGTGTTCCGTAAGGCCATTGAAACAGACGGCCTGTTCGGGCGCGGCCAGATACTGGTGCAAATCAAAGACCACGACGGCAAATTGGCCAATCCGCTGCTCTTGACCGAAAAAACCATCGCCAAAGGCAGCCTGAAAGCCTTGGTGAACATCGAACCGATGTGGACGACCCCCGCGCCGTACAACGCCATCGACCCTACCCTGCCCGACTTCTACAAGCCGAAGGCATGGTATGTCATGGCGCAGGAAATCCACGCCAGCCGACTGTTCACCCTGATTTCCCGCCCCGTGCCGGATATGCTCAAACCCGCCTACAACTTCGGCGGCGTGAGCATGACCCAGCTCATGATGCCTTATGTGGAACGCTGGTTGCGCACCGTGGATTCCGTCAGCGACCTGTTGCACAGCTTCTCTTTGTCCGGCATCAAAACCGACATGAGCGCGATATTGAGCGGCAGCGACGACGGCGACACCAACATCATGCTCCGTGCCGAACTGTACAACCGTTTGCGCGACAATCGCGGCTTGATGCTGTTGAGCAAAGACGAAGAAGAGTTCTTCCAGTTCAACACTCCTCTTTCCGGCTTGGATGCACTGCTTGCCCAATCGCAGGAGCAAATGGCCGCACCCAGCCATACGCCGCTGGTGAAGCTGCTCGGCATCACGCCCAGCGGCCTGAATGCCAGCACGGAGGGCGAGATTGCCGTTTACTATGACCACATCCGCGCCATGCAGGAAAACCTGCTGCGCGATCCGCTGGATAAGCTGCTCAAGCTGGTGCAACTGCACCTGTTCGGCAAAGTAAACGACAACATCACGTTCGACTTTGTGCCTTTGCAGCAGATGAGCGAAACCGAGCTTTCCACCATCCGTAAATCCGACACCGACCGCGACGTGGCCTACATTCAGGCAGGCGTGGTATCGGCAGAGGAAGTGCGCGGACGACTGGCAAGCGAGCCGGACAGCGGTTACAACGGCATCGACGTGGAAGATGTGCCTGAAATGCCCGATGACGGTTTTTCAGACGGCCTGAACGATGGCGAAGAGGAAGAAGGTGGAGACCCTGCCGACCCAAAGCCTGAACCTGCCCAAGATGCCGAATGGGATGAAAGCAAGCATCCGCGTGCTGAAAATGGGCAGTTCGGGGAAGGAAGTGGGCAGCCTGAAAGACAAGACGGCCAACCCCAAGTAGAGATACCCGAAATTAAGGGTAATGAACTGGGCTTGTGGTCAAGCATGAAGGAGCTGCGCGAGAAAGCCCGGGCGTTCGCACGACAGTTTGTCGGGAAGACTTTTAAAAACCGAGAAACTGGGCATGAAATCATGGTTTCTATGAGCGGAGTAAAACACACCATCGCACACGGAAATGACGGGTTGATTAAAACCATCCCGATTATTCCGGATATGTTGCAGGCTGCGCATTTTCTTCACGCAGAGAAGCCAAAGATTGCAGACAGCAATGTTCTCGAAGTTGAGAAATATTCGGCAGACGTGGCGATTGAAGGGGAAGTAAGGCGGATGCTGATTACTGTGAAACACCAAACAGACGGCAGACGTTATTACGACCACGGGTTTTGGGTAGACAAATGAAAAAGGCAACGTTTAATCTACGGTATATCGCCAGTTGCTAAGACTGGGTTATTGAACCGCCGTTGCCTTGGGGAGCGGCATTTTCTTCAGGCCAGCATCTTAGCGCGTTCATATTACGCCACCTCTTTGCCTGTACAAATACCGCTTGATTCCATTGTATGCCAGCCACTCGTCGAAAGCAAGCTATGAAGTTATCCGCCCCGTCCGATAAAGACATCATCCTCAAGCCGATACAGCCCAACCTGGGCGTAGAGGCCGCCTACCGCAAAAGCCTGAAAAAACTGTTGCGTGAAATGCGCACCGACGTGCAGGGCTTGCTTGAACGGCACTACCCGAAAGGCATTGCCCAAGACGGCCTGGCGGACGGCTTGCAGGCTGCTTTATCCGCCCTGTTGCGTTATTGGCTGGCACGGCTGGACAAACTCGCCCCGCAAATTGCCGAGATATTCGCCAATCAAAGTGCAAGCCACACAGAGAAAGTCTTTCAGACGGCCTTACGGGAGGCGGGCTTTACCGTCCGGTTCCGTGCCACAGCACAACAGAAAACCGCCTTGCAGGCCGTATTGGGCGGCAACGTCTCGCTTATCCGCTCCATCGGCCAGCAATACTTGAACCGCGTGGAAGAAAGCGTATGGCGCAGCGTGAATGCAGGCTACGACATGGCGCAACTAACCCGCGAACTGCGCAAGGATTACGGCATCAGCGAACGCCGCGCCGCCTTTATCGCGCGTGACCAAACCAACAAAGCCAAGGCAGCCATTGAAAAGGCACGGCGGCAGGAATTGGGCATCACGGAAGCCATATGGATGCACTCCCATGCAGGCAAAGAGCCGCGCCCAAGCCATGTTGCCGCCAACGGCAAACGGTTCGACGTGAGCAAAGGCATGTATCTGGACGGCAAATGGGTGCAGCCCGGAACCGAGCCAAATTGCAGATGCACCAGCCGCGCCGTGATAAAAGGATTCAACTCATGAATACGCAACAGAGAGCCATTTTGAGCAAAGCCCGCCGATTGTTGGCTATGGACAGTCGCTGGATTACCGTTAAACCGAACGGCGCGGAAAACAAAGGCTCGCCCGTCAAAATCGACGAATCAGGCCGGATTGAGGCAGGCATGGGCGGAAAGTTTAACGGCGAGAAAATCAACGAAGTACGAAAAAGCTTTGTCGGGGCGAAAACGCCGAGTAAAGAACATCTATCGGCTGTAAGCAAAACTGTTACACAGCCTGAAAAAACTCCGCCTAACAATAGAAAAGAAGAAACTGGTAGCAACAACAATAAAACAGTTACCACCGAGCCAAAAATCCCCGACTGGTATGCCGAAATCCGCAAGAAACATTCAGACCCTTACTGGAACGGGAAATTCTACGACGGCAGGAAGAAGGATACGCACCGCATTTATGTATCCGGTAAGGGATACACCATCAGCAGCGAACAAAAGGCAGAGCTGGAGCAGCACCGCAAGGATTGGGCGGCTTTCAAGGCGTCCCAACAAGCAGGCGGAACGTATCTGAATGTTCCGTACGAGCAGCGGGAGCTTGCCAAGCAGCATGGTGCAAAATGGAATCCGGATAAGAAAAAAATGGTATCTGCCGCCCGGTGTCGAATTGGCGGATGAAATCAAACATTTCAGCCCGGATTACAAAGCCCCAGTGCAACAGCAAGCCACATCCACCCCGCATTCTTCTCAGCCTGCTATCGCTAATGTGAAAACACGCGATTACGACATGGATGCAATGTCTAAAACCGAACTGAAGGAGCACATCCAACGCTTAAGGAAACAGCGCAGGCAGTACCAGAACGTGGTGAATGAAGGTGGCGAAGGGTTCAACCCCTATGATAGCCGGATTGAGGAAGCATGGAGTAAGTTCAGCGAGCGATTCCCTAACGCTAAACTTGGAAATTCTAAATTGGACGAAGAAATTAAAAGAGACAACCTACGGGAAATGCGCGCTTTAGCTAAGGCGTTTGGATTTAGGAGATGAAATTGGATTATCTGGACGAAACCTACGCCATGGATTGCGACAACCCGCGCTGGTACAGAAAACAGCCACAGTTGGCCCAAGACCGCTCCCTGCGCTCCCTGCGCTTCTACGACCGAGACGGCAGGCTGCACGTGAAAAGCTCCAACATCAGCAAGGCCACGGTAAATCCGTACTACGGCAGCGAAATCCCCGGCTACAAACAACTGGGTCTTGAGCCGAAAAAGGTTTACTACCTGCTGCGAGACCCCGAAGAGTTGAAAAAGGCAGCCCCAACGTTCAACAACCTGCCTTTATTAAGCAAACACATTATTCCCGTTTCTGCCGACGAACCGCGGAAAGAAGTGATTGCGGGCACGACCGGCAGCGATACCGTGTTTGAAGATGGCTACCTGAAATGTTCGCTGGCTGTGTGGGATGCGGAGGCGATTGCCGGTATTGAGAGCGGCGAGCAGGTGGAGCTATCCAGCGCGTACCACTACACCGCCGACATGACTGCCGGAGAGTTTGAAGGCAGGCATTACGACGGCGTGATGCGCGATATTGTCGGAAACCATGTAGCCCTTGTCGATGTGGGTCGGGCGGGGCGTGATGTTGTAGTAAGCGATGCAGACCCATTTCACGAAAGGAAAACCATGAAACTGAAAGCAGGCGCGAAAGCGCGTATTCAGACAGCCGTGCAGCCTTTATTGGCGCAGGATGCCGAATTGAGCCCCGATGAACTGTTGCAGGTCATCGGCTCACTCACCAACGAAGTGCAGACGGCGGAGGACGACGGCGAAGAGTTGCCGCCCGAAAACGTCGAGAATGTCGGCACGGACAAAGACGAGCCGAAGGACGGCGACACCAATACCGCTCCCGCCGAACCGGAAGAATCTGCCGAAGACGAAGAGCCGGAAGCCCCCGAAGGCGGCGCCCCCAAGCCCGCACAAGATGCCGCCATTCCCAAAATGGCGATGGATGCAGCCATCAAGCGTGCCGTAGAGGCCGAACGGAAACGTTCGCAAGCCTTGGCAACGGCGCAGCGCGAAGTGGCGCACATTGTCGGCGATGTGGCGATGGACAATGCGGCGGACGTGTACAAGTTCGCGTTGGAACAGAGCGGCATTGACGTAACCGGCGTGCATCCTTCCGCCTACCGCGCCATGGTCGGCATGTTAGGCAAACCCAAACAGCCG